ACCTTTTATGCTTTAATACCTGATACATATAAAACATTTGATGGTACCTATGGGCTAGAGGTAAATGATTTCAAAGCGGAGGCGGTCTGGAATTATATTATGTCACAACTCAATAAGGGAGCGCTTGGAATATTACACGGAGCATTTGGTGGCCTGATCGATAAGTTCAGTTCAATATGGGAACCTCTCGGTTTACCGGCTCTTCCTGTCTTAACTGATATAAACGTTGAGCAATTAATTAAAGATAAAATCGAATCGCTCGAAGAACAGATTAAATCCGCTCCGGATGATCTCAAAGACTCTTTACGCAAAGAGGCTCTGGCGGCCCTGGAAAAAATTTCCCTGGTCGGATATACTCTGATGGACTTATTAGGTGGTGAACCGAATGACTTTGTCGAGAGTATGGAAAAGAAAATGGATCGCTTTAAAACTCGTTTAAGAGATTTCGGAGAGGAATGGCCCAAGTTCTTAATACTTGAATGGATGGAAAATGTAACAGCCTTTTTCGAAGCCATCGGTTTAAGTGCGCTGGTACAGTATATTACCTTTACCTTCTGTGACTTCTTAAAGATTATTGGATTACCCACATCAATAGCTATCCCTGCTGGTATCACGGTATCAATTACTCCCTTGTTAAATGTACCTGAAGCCGCTCTCGATGCAGATGGCGAAGTGATTCCAGCTGGAGAAGAGGGATCAAATCAATTCCCTACAATAGCAAAACCTGTAGTAGAAGAAGAAGACTAAGAGTATAAATAGATATATGGCAAATTACAGTAGCGACAAAACAGCATCTTCAGGTCCTATCAGTACGGTATCACGTAAGAAAGGATGGGCGGATTTAAATCTTAAATTAACTCGTCATCCAATACGTAATGATATCATGCCATTGAAAGATGATGCAGCAATAAAGAACGCAGTTAAAAATTTAATCTTAACTAACTTCTTTGAAAGACCTTTTCAGCCACTGGTTGGAGCTAACTTAAGAGGTCTATTATTTGAACCAGCTGATGCTATTACTAAATACGAATTATCAGATGGTGTTAAACAAGTACTGATCGACTACGAACCAAGAATAAGAGTAAATCGAGTCGGTATTGAAGATCAATCAGATAGAAATGCATATCGTATTACTGTGCATTTTCAAATAATCGAAATGGATTTAAATACAGAGGTAGAGATCGTTCTACAAAGATTAAGGTAATAACATGGCATCAAATTTAAAAACAACCGAACTAGACTTCGACGACATCAAAAGAAATCTTAAAAATTTCCTTAAGAGACAAACAGTCTTTAATGACTATGATTTCGATGGCGCAGGTCTGAATGTACTACTCGACGTTCTAGCTTATAATACACATTATAATGCTATGGCCGGACACTTGGCTTTAAACGAAGCTTTTCTCGACTCAGCTCAAATCAGAGGTAATGCAGTCGCAAGAGCTCGTATGCTAGGATATGTTCCGGCGTCGCGGCTATCACCGCGAGCAAGCGTTAATTTAGTTGTCGATGTTTCTCAGGTTCAGAGTAGTAAGCCGACAAATCTGAGTTTACCTCGAGGTACAAAACTAAGTACTTCAGTAGATGGAGAGACATATCAATTTGTAACTCTTAATACTCAATCAGCTACGATTGTTGGTAATACATACACTTATAATAATGTAGATATTGCAGAAGGTAATTATAACTCTATTAAATACAGAGTAGATAATGATATCGAAAATCAGAAACATCAGATCCCTCATAAAAATGTTGATACCTCTACACTCAGAACAAGAGTACAGGCTAACGAGGAATCTACTTCTTTTGATATCTTTACTTTGTTTGCTACTCTTTTAAACGTAGATGCTTCAAGTAAGATATATCATTTACAAGAAAATACTTCTGGTTTCTATGAAGTTTATTTCGGTGATGGAGTAACTGGTTCTAAACCTTTAAACAATAATATTGTAACTCTTGATTATGTTTATTCAAATGGTACTGAAGCAAATGGCGCTAATGTATTTCAGATGGTAGATAATATTGGTGGCTTTTCTAATATTACAGTCACCACAGTTAAAACAGCAGCGGGTGGAGCAGACGGAGAGACACTTGAATCTATTAGATATAACGCTCCCCTGACTTATACATCTCAAAACAGAGCAGTGACCGCTGATGATTACAGAGCTATTATTCAAAGAGAATTTTCTAACATTGACGCGATCTCTACATGGGGTGGTGAAGATGAAGCCGTACCAGATTATGGTAAAATCTTTATTGCTATTAAACCTAAGACCGCTGATATATTAACCGATGACGAAAAGGCTACTGTAACTGGTGCGGTATTACAAGGAAAGAACGTAGTATCTATTACACCAACTGTTGTGGATCCTAATTATTCTTTTATTGAATTAGATGTAGCGTTTAAATATAATCCTAACTTAACTGATAGAACTGACATTGAACTTAAAGCTGTAGTTTCAGATACAATTGATGACTATTCATTAAATGACTTAAATAAATTTGATGGAGTATTTAGACACTCAGCAATTCTAAGAGCAATTGATTCTTCTGACCCAGCTATTCTAAACTCAACGGTAAGACCTTTCTTGTTTCAATCTATTACACCATTGACTACAATATCTAATAACTTTAAGTTAGTATATCCAGGTTCTTTCTATGTTCCTGGTGGTGCTACAGATAGTGTTATTCAATCCACTGCATTTAAATTAAGTGGAGTAGATAATTACTTTAACGATGTTGCTATACCTGATTCTACTAATAGAAAAATATTTGCTTATAGATTAGTAGGTGCTGAGAAAGTTGTTACTATATCTGACTGTGGAGTGGTTGATCCGACAGAAGGAACAATTACTTTAAATTCATTTATACCAGATGATACTACACCTATTCGTATTACAGCCTCTCCTGATTCTTTAGATATTGCTCCAAAGAGAGATGAAATTCTTTCCATTGATTCTACAAGAACAACAATGTCAGCAGATAAAGATACCATTGCTACTTCAGGTTCTTCTGGTAGTATTAATTATTCAACAACTTCAAGATTTAGATCGAGTACATAAACATGAGTGGATATGGATCAGATGCTGGAAATCCGAACTACATAGAGTCGGTAGCTTCTCTTAAAAAGAAGACTAAAGAAGATCTTAGAATAGATCAATTAATACCTGAAGAGATCTTAACTGACTCTGGTGATAATGGTATTAAACAGCTTCTGGAAAAATATTATGAATTCATGAATATGAAAGAATTTATATACGTTGAAACAGAAACATTTATTGATATCGTTGCTTCTAATAGAGCAGTGTTTAGAATATTAGATCCTAATGACGACAATAACGAATTCTTTACTGATTTTGATGGAGCGAGTTCTACACTTGTAATTATTGATAATGATGGTAATGAAACACCCATTAATTTAACAGGAACTAATGTACAAATATCTAATGGTAATGAATTACCTGGTACGTTAAAAGATCGTACTACAGAAATTGGTAAGACCTTTTCTGTTCTTGGATTAGATCCTGAGGCTAATTACAATGGATTACAAGCTAGACTAGTTACACCTATTACATATTGGGTTGGTCCTGGTCCTTCTTATATTATTAATGCCATTGAAGAAGCTATGAACATCGATGAAAATACAGATGATTACTTAGAGCTTATGCAGAAAGAAATAGCTCAAGCTATTCCAAGATCTTTAACAGTTGATAAAAGAAATCTATATAAGAACATTAATGATTTTTATAAACTAAAGGGTACATCAGATTCGATTGAAATATTCTTTAGATTATTATTTAACGAAAATGTAGAAACAGAATTTCCATACGATAAAACATTAATACCTTCTTCAGGTAAATGGGATCAAGGGTTGAACCAATACCTAGATCATAAAGGATTTTTATCTGATAATATTAAACTACAAGACTCAAAGTTTTATCAAAAGTTTTCTTATGTAGTAAGAACTGGTAAAAACTTAAGTGACTGGGAAACCGCATTTGATAAATTAGTACATCCAGCTGGATTTATATTCTTTGGTGAAATTCTTATTTTAACAGAATTAACTCGTGCTGCGCTTGGAGATAATATAAGACAACAAGCAGTTGAATTAGATATTGGTATTAACGAAGGCTCTACTGGTCAAATACCTGTTCCAAATCAACCTGGGTTTGTATACACTTATAAAGATCTTTATGGAAGATTAAATAGAAAAACATTATCATCAA